TCCTTGTTAAGATAGTCCTCAACTATAGAGTGGAAGTTTGTACCACGTTTAGTAGAACGTGATGTGATTGCTGCTGCCTTGTCTTTACCTACTCTTGCTCTCCACTTAGCAAGACCTGCTTGCTTCTTAGCATTGTTACTAATGACAGTAGTGATTGAAGGATAGAAATTACCTTCAGGGGTAGAGTAGACTCTCTTACCCTCCACCATCTTAGCAACCATTTCTATGGGTGTTAAAGTCATAAGTTTAAAGACATCTTACTGATAAGGTATGACTTAACAAGTCCAGAACGAACGATGTCATTGATACCAAATTCAATCTCAGAAAACTCATCCATGTTCTCAAGGATACGTTGGAAATCTAGGATACCATTACGCTCATTAGTTCTCTGTAGATCTGATTGATTTACATCACCACAGAATACTATCTTACTGTCCTGACCTACACGAGTTATGATTGAATCAAGTTCGTGGAAGTTAAGGTTCTGACATTCATCAACGATAACAATAGCATCATCAAGAGTAGTGCCACGGAGAAATGAGGTAGACCAGAAAGATATAGTCTCTTGGTTCTTAAGGTTATCATATAACATATCAAAGCTCATTTGATCAGGCATATGAAACATATTCCTAACCATATTCTTATATGGTATCTGATATAGTTCTGACTTATCCTCATGAGTACCAGGCAAGAACCCAATCTCACGTGTAGATACAAGAGACCTCACAATATAAACCTTATCGTATGGTGACTCTTCATTCATCACTTCCTTAAGTGCTAAGTACAATGCAATGAATGTCTTACCTGTACCTGCTGCACCAAAAGCAAAGAGATTCTTTCCTTTACCCCACTCCTTAAAGAACAACTCTTGGTTCTCTGTAATAGGATTAACATCAAGGAAGTAAGTACTGTTAATAGGTTTCTTCCTCTTCAACATCTTCTTGGACATACCTGTAGGACTAGGTGTCTTCTTTTTAACTGCCATAATTTACCACTGATATCCTTTTTTTGCTCTAGGAGAAGATCCGAATGATTTATTCTTCTTCACTTGTCCCATAACATCTTTCCAACCTGGGTGTGTCTTAGACATTTTATCACGCCAGTCACCCACCTCACCTGCGGATGCACATCCTTTAGACCAGTCTTTATCCCAGTCAGGATTCTCTTTACGCCACTCATCATAAGAAGCCATTGTCATAGAGAGTTCTTTCTCCTCTCCAGTTTTTAAATTTTTAACAGGATATGTTGGCATGTTTATAAGAAATTAAAATTTATATTGTACCTTGCTTTAGAATTAGTAGTTGTTGATGAATTATGTAAGGTAGAACCATCAAATATAATTAGTCGGTTCTCTACACTATCTACTTTAGTACCATCACTCATTCTTGTAAACCCATCACAAGTATTTAAAGAAAAAAGAGCAGCAGTATGAGGAAATGGGTAATCAATATGCTGTTGATGTTCTTTAATCTCTGGTGTATTAGGATACAAATTCAACTTAGCTCTTTTAAGACAATGAAATCCAAAAGATTGAAACTTAGGAACAATCATATTCAATACCTTCTCTGCATAACGACTCTGAGGCATGTCATTATTATAGTAAGTATGAGTGAAATAAAGATTCCATTTATTATCCTCCTCTTCCTTCATAGCATCAGGATTATTGACCTTATCATGAGTACATTGTTCTATGTTAGTGAAAGCAACCTGTGTACCAATGTATAACTCAAATTGATTATTGCCTACTATAGACTTCTGTATTTCATCAAAAGCATATGCATCCAAAAAATTATCAATAACTTTTACGTCCATTCCAATGCCTCTGATACTATAGGGAACTGTTCCACGAAAATCTTACGAACATTCTCTACAAGACTCATGTGTTCCTTCTGAGTACCATGTGCTGAACGTAAGTCTATGTAGTGTACCCATGACCGAACACTTCCAGTCATATAGATACGGGTTGGTGTAGCAAGAGGTAGTACAAACCGAGCACACTCCTTAGCAACACCATCCTTCAGCATGTTCTGATACAACTGCATCCCTTGCTTGAAATGTTGTTGCATCTTTCTATTGTAATGGTTCACCTTCCTCTGATCCATATCATCAGTAGAATTCTGACGGTTCTTTAAGTCTTGTCTACGTAGTTCAGGTAAAGGAATCTCATCAGCAAGCATACTACTATCAGCATACCTTTGTGAAAACTCTTGAAATGTAAATGATCTGTGCCTTAGTATCTGTGCAGCAAGACCACGTGTAGTCTCAATCTCCACAGTCATATGTGCTTGTTCAAAGACCGACCAGTGTTGATGCTTTATGCAATACTTTAGCAATCCAGCCACGTTTGGGTTGTCTTGATTGTTCGGGTTGCTGACTCTCGCCACGTAACCCATCGTCTCCTCCGCTTTGGGAGTCACTGATATTAGTTTCACTTGTTGCATTCTTTTTCAGTCTCTTACGAATAAGTTTAGCGTACTTAACCTCTTCCTTAGTATACCACTCTGGATGCTTTTTGGCAAGCTTTATTATTTTCTTTGCTGTCTTCCTCTTGTCCTTTCTCTGACTCTCTTCCACTAACATATTATTGCGGTGTAACTAAGTATTTATACAACTCTGGACACAAAAAAATCTGGGAAAAAAATTTCCCAGACTTATGTAAACCAAAAGTAAATTTTGATTTATGCAGTAACTAATTTGCTGCTGTGCTTAACACCTCTGTAAGTCAAGTCTGACTTAGAAGATGTTGTTGCTTTACGTGAATCAGTGTCGTACTTGACACCACGGTAAGTGACTTGTGCCATTGGCTTGTCCTCGGATAGGGTGGATGACCCCGTTCCTTCAGTCGGCATTTGCGTCCCAGTTACATCCCTTCTCTGTACTCAACTTAAGAACCTCAACTAGTTCAGTTCTAAGTGCAGCAGGTTCTACCTTATCGGTAATACCTTTTGCTTCCTCACAAGTGAGGAGAGTGGCGAGTAGTATGTCCATAGGATGAACGTATCCGTTCCGTGTCGGCTTACTTGCGACCCTTCTGGGTTGAACGATTGTGTTAATACTAACACAGGTATATTATATAGTCAAGTAATTATGTGTAATACGATACATTTCTTAACTTGATGGTGCTTCTGGTGGTGTTGCAGATGGTTTCTTTCTTTTCTTTCTCTTAGGTGCTGGTTGATTCCATAAGTTAGGTCTCACTGTACCTTGTGTTTGCTTCAACCATTTCAATGATTTCTTATACTTGTCATAGTAATGATCAAATATTTCTACCTGACTATCACCTATAGCAATATCATAATTAGGATTTCCCTCAACTTCATACTGAACAAGGTAAGCAGTGTAAGGTAACTTCCTATCATCTGCTAACTTTGGGTCACATTTCTCATGTATTACCCTCATGAACGTCCACCCCATTCTATATTAGGAAATGCATCTGTTACACATGCCTTAGTAATCTTCCAACGTTTACCAATCTGCTTGTCCTTTGCAAGACATAGAACCTCTGCTTCACCAGCAGATAATCCTTCTAGCATTTGAATAAACATCATCTCTCTTTTCTTCTGACCTACATTAGAACCACCCTTAAAAAAGTGGTGAAGCAATCGTGCTTCTCTCGCTAAATTAGTATGTTCTGTACCTACTGGTGCATCATTAGGTTGATAAGGAACCTTACCAGGTGGTAGTAGACTCACAACAGAGTCATCAAAATTAATAATACAAAGCATTCTTAATGCTGGAGTATTAAATCTCTCAAGCAAAGCAATCTTTTCCTTCTTAGTCTTTGCGTTGGATACTTTTTGTAGTACCTCATGCATCAAGAGTTTCATCTTCGTCTTCCTCATTAATAAATTTTACTGATAAAAGTTCCTCATTCAATGGGAACCCATTGTCATCATACATTTCTGGATGATAATATTGTGCTTCGTCACGTGACCAGAGATAATCATGTACGAAATCTTTTGCAGTCCATCCTGCTACTATACCGACACATAGAAATAGAAATGATATTGTCGCTGAAAAAAATAAAAGGGTGGTGTCTGCCATGACTCAACTCCGTATAGTGGTTTACTTATTGTTTCTCCCACCTTAACTCAAAGTTGAAATAGAACTTGCGTTTAAGAAAGGAGAATTCTTTTTGAATCCCAAAACCTTTATTAGGTTTCGTCTCTACATTTTCTTTAGCCCTCCTTAACATGAGTTCTATGCCTTTATTTATAGACAGTTCTTTACTTCGGGACACTGACTAACCCCTCCCTCAAGAAGAATTTTGCTGTTGCAAGTAGATCACCTATCTCTTTCCCATCTACTATAGTATATGGATAACTATTCCCTGCAAAATTAGGATACGTTTCCAGCATTTCATCTGGTTCTGTTTCTCTAACTGTATATTCAAGTCCTGCTCTATCACAAAGTTCTATAGCTTGATAACATCTGTCACAGGATTTTCTAGTGTGTATTAATATATCCATTCTTTTTTTTTAATTTCTCAAGTATATATTTATTTTTTAGCACTAACTAATCCCTGCTTCAAAAAGAATTTTGCTGATTCAACTAAACCACCTATCTCTTTTCCATCTATTTCAACCCAAGGGTATCCAGTTGAATTAGGAAACATCTCTCTAAGTTTATCTGCTGGTGTATCAACTGTTTCATACTCAACTTCTGCTCTCTTACATAGTTCTTTCATCTGATCACAGTAGAAACAACCATCTGTTGTATGTATTTTAATATCCATTAAGATTTTAATTGTTGTAGTATGTATTTGTATGCTCCTATCATATCACCTTCCTCTTTCCTAAACAAATCTTTGTCAAAACTTTGTCCATCTTTCCAAAGTCGCATCCCGTCAGGTGATAGTTCATCAGCAAGGAGTAAATTGTTGTTAGCATCAAATCCAAACTCCAATTTAAAATCAACAAGTGTGAGACCAATACCTTCAAAGATATCCTTTAATATAATATTAACTTCTCTTGCCATAATCTCCATCTCACCCACCACTTCCATGTTGTGTCCCATCTTTATGATACGATCTTGTGTAAGTAATGGATCATCCTTAGCATCATCCTTTAAAAAGTATTCAACTAATGGCCAATCAAACTCAGTACCTTCTTCAATCGTTGTCTGTCTAACAATAGAACCAGTAGCAATATTTCTTACAACTACTTCTATTGGTATGATTTCTACTTCCTTAACTGCCATTGCTCTGTGTGTAGGCATACTAATATAATGATTAGGAATTCCTACCTCTGATATCTTTTCAAAAAGAATCTTAGAAATCTCACAACATACAGCACCTTTACCATCTACCCACAATTCTTTCTTACCATTACCAGCAGTAACTCTATCTTCATACTGTATTAAAATCTTATTAGGTTCATCAAGCTTGTAAAGAGTCTTAACTTTTCCAACTATAAAAGTTTCTTCCATAAAAAATGGGAGGGTTTACTCCTCCCATTATATCAGACTGTCAAGTGCGTGTCAACCTATTCAAAAATTAGTTTACCATTACCAATCTTTTTATCCATTTTAGATAATACATCCTCATTATTATCTAACCAATCTATTGTAGGTTGTCCACTATACCCATTTGTCCATACATACCACGCATAAACCATCATACCAGTATTATACTTACCATCTTCTCTCAATGCTTCACCTAACATTGGATACCTAGTGAATACATATACCTTTTCTAATCCATAAGTTCTATCAGAATATACCTCATCAAATCTCTTCTTACCGTGTAGGTATGATAATGGTAATAGAAGAGCAAACTTACTCTTTGCTACCAATTTCGCCCTTTGAATAAACTCAAAGGCAATAGAGAATGGTGGGTTTGTTATGATGTAATCATACTCACCAGTTTCACATAAGAAGTTAGTTTCTTTATCATAAGCAGTTACTTTATCATCTTCCCAATGCTCTTTTAATACTCTAGTGATAGCACCTCCACCACAAGCAGGTTCACATACAGTACTATTCTTATTAAAATATTCTACATCTAAAAACTTACGAGTAAGAGTATAGGGAGTCTCATAAAAATCAGACTTTCTTCTCTTCCCAGTAGCATTATTAGCACTAAAGTTTTTGCCTTTCTTCTTAGTCATTAATTATATGCTCAATAACCTGAGTGGATATGTTTTTTATTCTAGCAAAGATCTCTTCATTTGTAAATGGTTTACCCTGAATGTAGATTGTTGCAAGTTGCTTAGGATCAAAGATGTATTCCTGATTACGTGGTCTGTAACGAGTCATAGCATCCATTCTATCATTGATTGATGAACCATCTTCAAAATCACAACCGTATGCAAATATAACATAAGGAAAATAATTGAAGTCCTCAAAGTATATCTGAAACTCTGCCCAGTTCTTGAATGCTCTCTCAATAGCATTACCTTTTGCTTGCTTCTTATTGCCTTGCTTGATTATTCTCTCCACCTTCTTTAAAGTCATCCCTAACCTAGTAGCAACTTCATTACTACCTATCCCTTGATTATGTAAATCTATTATTGCTTCTCTCTCATGGTTAGTTCCCTGTTTCTTTGCTTCCGTTACAAGTATTGGATACTTCTTACCATTGATAACTGCAAAGAGTATACCACCATCAGGTTTGACTCCAGACCTACTTGAGTGTGGAGTATAATTATGTTCAGGAGATATCTCAGATTTCCTTATAGTCTTTCTCCACTCAAACTTAATTTCGGGATACGATTCTTTAAGGTCTTGTATGAGCAATTCTATCTGCTCTACTAGATTACCTTCTAAAATTATAGCATCTTCATTGAAGATTGATTTCCCACCACCATCACGGACTTGACGGTCACTTAATCCAGCACTTAAAGTCATCTTTGTAAATCGGATAAACTTATCATACAATAAAAAAAGCACCCTGTGAAGGGTGCTTGTGACAGTTTTTAAATTGGTCTTAACCAATAGCAGGAGCAACGAGTGCAACTTCACTAGTCTCAGCAGCAGCGAGATCAAGTGGGAAGTTGTGAGCATTACGCTCATGCATAACTTCCATACCAAGGTTTGCTCTGTTAAGAACGTCACCCCATGTAGGAACAACCTTACCAGATGCGTCTACGACTGACTGGTTGAAGTTGAAACCGTTAAGGTTGAACGCCATTGTACAGATACCCATTGATGTTAACCACACACAGATCACAGGCCATGAGGCAAGGAAGAAGTGTAGTGAACGTGAGTTGTTGAATGAAGCATACTGGAAGATAAGTCTACCAAAGTATCCATGAGCAGCAACTATATTATATGTCTCTTCCTCTTGTCCAAACTTGTAACCATAGTTCTGAGAATCTAACCCAGTGGTTTCACGAATGAGTGAAGAAGTAACGAGTGAACCATGCATAGCAGAGAAGAGTGCTCCTCCAAACATACCAGCAACACCTGCCATATGGAAGGGATGCATCAATATATTATGCTCTGCTTGGAACACAAACATAAAGTTGAACGTACCACTTATACCTAAAGGCATTCCATCAGAGAAAGAACCCTGACCAAATGGATAGACTAGGAACACAGCGAATGCTGCTGAAACTGGTGCAGAGTATGCAACACAGATCCAAGGACGCATACCTAAACGGTATGATAGTTCCCACTGTCTTCCCATGTATGCTGAGATACCTATGAG